ATAGTGAATCCTCCCGGATCACGAGGGTCCCAGGTCGCCTTGCCCTCAAGACCAATCGTTAATTCAAATGCTCGATCAAAACTTGTCCTCATTCCCTTGCCTCACTCCACATCTTCGTCAATCCGCTGATCCCTATCGTCCCGAACGGCAATGTGACGAATATCTCGTCATCTGGGAAAATATCAATCTTGCCTTTGCAAAGGGGACACCGGAGGCCAAAGCCGTATTTGGTCACGGTGAACTCCTCGTTACAATGTTCGCAGATCCCGGTGTCGCTCATCATTCTCTCCCTTGCGGGATAATCACGTTCCCAGTTTTAAGTGACCGGCATTCAGTGTTTTCGCAGGACACCTCATGATAATGACTGTTCATCCGTTTCCAGATATCGGCTTGGTCCTTCTTTATCCCGGAAAGGATATAACCTGTTACTCCTTGCAAGAAAACAACTACAATCCCAATTATCGCAATAACAGATGTATCCATCATTCGCCTTCCTCCTCTTCCTCAGTGTATTTGGCCGAACTCAAAGCAATTTATAAGCATCCTCTACTGTGATATTAATGCCGTATTTGGTAGCGATTCTCTCAGCGAACTTCTGACGATTGATCTCCTTGTCCCATTCGTTGCAGAAGGTCAACTGACAACGATAGGCTTCCACCTCACAGGCCAGAGTATAGTCCTTGTCTCGCCCATATTTCCAGACATGCTTGAAGGGGTTGCGCCAGAACTGTCTGACATGTGTCTTCTCGTGCTCAATCAATGGCTTATCATCCCTATAAGTAGGACGGACATAGATCATCCAAAATCGGTTTGCGCCGGCAGAACCAGTTGGAATGTTATCGCCAGTAAATTTTAGTGAATAAACCATAAGACTCCTTTTGGTTCGCATCATAGATTTTCCAATTCCTATATCAATAAAGCCAGGATGATTATTGAGATATGTGTGGTCATAGTTTAATCCTTTATCTCGGATAAGTGACCGTAAACTTGTCTATGGTCGCCGTACCAGATACCGTAAATGAAGCACCATCAAGATTCCGACCAAAACTAATAACGCCAGACGTATTTATGGATACATAAGAGGCTATCATGGCTCCACCATTATCAGATGTGGCAGCAATAAACTGCGTTGCGACGCTTGGAAAAAGAGCGGCAGGCATTCCTGTGATTGTTTTAGTTGCGTCATTGCTTGTGCCCGTCAATAATGCTTGCATCGTGAGGGATACCATATTGCCATTTTTACTATACCTAATAGTTGCGGTGGGTGCCGTAGTACATCCTGTCAACGTTCCAGTAAAAGACGAATTTGTCTGCGTTGCCTTACTCGACATCGCCACGACTTCGTCAAGGGAGGTGTCTGCTGTCACCGTTAGCGTCTTGCTCGTCGTACCGCCTGCAATAGTAAATCCTACGGCTGCGGCAGTCAAAGTCAGAGCATTAAGTGTAGTTACCACAAGAGCATTGATCCAACCTAACGCCCATTTCTTCGCTGCGGTTCCTATCCCGCCTTCGCCGGTTGCTCGTGGTACTATGTTTCTGGTTGCCATAATTATCTCCTAAGCCGCCTTTGGCTCTATGTCGTCGTTAACGTCAAGTTCGTAATACTGGTCAGTTGTAACATCGGTTACAGGCTCCAAATCGCCAGTAATATCAATGTCAAACAATCCGGGATGGCCTGCCGATCCCGATGATCCGCTCGTTCCAGATGTACCGCTTGTCCCTGACGTTCCCGAGGTCCCGTGTGTGCCAGAGGAACCGCTTGTGCCATGTGTACCTGTGCTTCCAGAAGTACCAGACGTGCCTGACGTTCCATGAGTCCCTGAACTTCCAGATGTCCCGGATGTCCCATGACTTCCCGCTGAACCCGATGTTCCGCTGGTGCCGGACGAACCGGAAGTTGATGCAGAACCCGAAGTACCCGATGTCGAACTGGTCCCAGATGTGCCGGGCGTGCCAGATGTCCCTGAGGTCCCTGAGGTTCCTGAAGTAGCCGTAGAACCACTGGTAGCTGAGGTACCTGCGGTTCCAGATGTGCCGGACGTGCCGCTGGTACTTGAAATACCTGCTGTCCCAGATGTGCCACTTGTTCCCGAAGTCGAATTAGAGGTGCCCGGAGTACCCGAAGTCCCGCTGGTGCCTGAAGTCCCGGATGTACCGCTACTTCCCGAAAATGTCGCAGAAGTTCCCAATGTTCCCGACGTTCCACTGGTGCCAGAGTTACCTGAACTGCCGGAGGTTCCAGATGAACCAGAGAATGTTGCCGATGTCCCAGCAGTCCCGGAAGTGCCGGATGTACCGGAAATGATCGAGGAAGAACCCGACGTTCCTGATGAACCAGAGGTGCCGGATGATCCGGAGAAGGTTGCTGATGTTCCAGCAGTGCCACTGGTCCCAGAAGTTCCACTAACAGCAGATGATCCAGCGGTTCCTGACGTTCCGCTCGTACCTGAAAAAGTCGCATGAGTGCCTGAAGTTCCTGACGTGCCACTACTACCCGACGTACCAGACGACCCGCTCGTACCAGACGATGCCGCTGAAGTGCCAGGAGTACCACTCGTCCCGCTTGAGCCACTTGACGATGACGTACCAGAACTACCACTTGTTCCTGATGTTCCCGAAAAGGTAGCCGATGTTCCCTGTGTGCCAGAAGTACCCGATGAAGTACTTGTACCTGAAGATCCGCTTGATCCTGGAGTACCAGACGTTCCGCTGGTTGACGAACTCCCGCTTGTTGCTGAAGTGCCGCTTGAACCCGATGTCCCAGACGACCCGGAAATGCCACTTGTACCACTTGTGACACCCGTAGCTGAAGTGCCGGAAGTACCTGTGGAACCGCTCGTCCCAGAAGTTCCATGTGTTCCCGCTGAACCAACTGAACCGCTCGTACCTGAGGTCCCACTTGACCCCGACGTACTCGCCGAACCAGAAGTGCCTGATGTGGATGATGTTCCGGACGTACCGGGGGTTCCCGACGTACCGCTTGTACCAGAAGTTCCGTGTGTGCCAACAGACCCACTTGTTCCGCTTGATCCCGACGTACCACTTGAACCTGGTGTCCCCGAAGAACCGGATGTGGCTGAAGAACCCGAGGTACCCGTTGTGGCCGATGTTCCTGATGTTCCGGAGGTCCCGGAGGTGCCGTGACTGCCATCCGTTCCCGAGGTGCCGGAAGTACCAGAGGTGCCGGAGGTTGCACCCGATGTCCCGGATGACCCTGATGTGCCGCTTGTGCCATGAGTCCCGGTAGAACCAGATGTTCCGCTCGTACCCGAAGTGCCATGAGTACCAGTGCTACCAGAAGTCCCGCTGCTGCCCGATGTTCCGTGTGTACCGGTAGAGCCAGAGGTTCCGCTTGTCCCAGATGTTCCTGATATGGTTCCAGAACTTCCACTACTACCAGACGTGCCTGATGTCCCATGAGTACCTGTTGTACCGGACGTACCTGATGTACCTGATGTACCAGAAGTTCCTGACGTTGCTGATGATCCCGATGTGCCGGCGGTGGCTGAAGATCCCGATGATCCAGATGTGCCATGTGTACCGGTAGATCCAACACTTCCTGAACTGCCTGACGTACCAGATGTGCCATGCGTACCACTGCTTCCACTCGTTCCATGACTTCCAGCACTCCCCGAGGTACCAGATGAACCAAAATTTGTCCCATCAATTCCCGAAGTTCCACTCGAACCGGATGTACCAGAAGCGTTCTGGAATATAACCGTAATATCCTGTTCTTCATGAATGACCGCCGTAATGTCTTGAGTTGCACCAACCTTAACATCAATATCCGCTCCCGAATCAACAGAAACAGCAATAGCATTCCCATTAGATACCGTAACCGCGATATCTGGTCCAGACTGTATTGTTGCAGAAATATCATCACTCATGCCGTCCCTGCTGTCCCCGCCGTTCTGGTTACGTCATATTCAAGATCGAATTTACCCTTCATTACGGTATAAGTCTCATTCGCCGCTGTTCTTACCGAAATATCAAAGTCATATTCTTGAGGCTCAAGATCAACAGTATCGGTAGGCGCAAGAGAAATAGTGGCTACCCCGGAAGTCCCTGCCGTCGTATCTGCAAACGCAGTGACTATTTTCTGAAGGGATGCCTGAGCATCGGAGAGAGAATAATTTGTCTTGAGCGTGAAAAATACCACCCAGTTCTTCAGACAGTAAAGAGTGCCATCCGCCTTTTTGAAGGTGAGGGTATAGGTCTGAGAATCGCCGCGAACTAACGTCAAACGTCTGAGTGCCATGTCTCCCCCTTACTGAAAATTCAAATCAGCCGTTACTTTGCTGTTTGCGCCAGCGGTTCCCGATCCCGTCTGCTGTGCTATGATCTTCATAAACGGTGTCACCGCCGGAGAGAAGGCTGTGATCTTCCCTTCAATAGCAGGCCCGGATGTTCCAAAGGTTCCAAGAACAGAGGGGGAGATATATGTCCCGCCCACCTCGGTGCAGCCAATATAACTGAATATGGTCGTCCCGCAGGTGGTAGATGTTCCCGCCGCAATACTATGAGCAAGTGAGAACGCTCCCCGATTGACTCTATCTCGCAAGTCAGTCGGGCCTGATGTCCAAGAATCACCTGCCGAAAGCGATAGGGACCTGATTAAGTTTATTGTTTTTACTTCAGACATTTCTACCACCTCCCAGGTGTAAATCCGGGGGTCGTCTCAGACCCCCGGAAATAAAGGGTTTACGCATCCACCGTACCCCAGAAAGGAGCAGTACCGGCGATAGCTGCGGTTCCTGCGGTTCCAGCATAGCGGTGCTTTCCTGCTACGGCGGCGGTTGTTGCGTAGGCAGCCGTTCCCGCAATTCCTGCTGTACTGGCAGAGGTTGCCAGATATGCCGTTCCTGCTCTACCAGCCGAGGTTGCCTTCCCTACCGCAGAAAGCACCTGTACGGAACCGGTCTCCAAATCTTCGATGAGTCGTTTAAATTTTAATATCGCCATAATTTTTCTCCTTGTTCCCCATGATGGGGGTTGATTGTAACTCCACGGGGTTTAACTACCTATTCGCCGAAAGACCTCGCACGCATACGTTGCTTCATCGAGAGAGTCTTCCGCCACCGCTCCGCAAGAGCTGTAGGTAAAAGGCCAAACAGAGCGTCAAACCGCCCCTCATAGAATTTGGCCAAGTTAAGGTTGATGGTTTCCGAGTCGGGTTTCATAAACGCAAGATGAGCCGCCCAGTTACAGAGCCCTTCATGATACTTCTCCTCGATCTCAGGAGAGGTCTGAAGAGTGAAGGACATGAGTGGGATACGAGAAACAACCAGCATGGCCGTTGTAATGGAAGACGGTGCCAGAACAAAGGTGATGGTGTTTGGCGGTTCATTCATGAAGTAGGTGGGTACACCAGAGTTATCCACACCCGCAGTCATGTAGGCGCCACTTACCTCAAGTGTGGCTGCACTCTTTGCCAAAGCGATACCATTACCAGCGGTTCCGAACAGTTTTGCCTCCAATGCCAAAGTCCCGGATGTCCCCGCAACAGTGGTAATAGATGCCGTAACAGTCGGATGTACCGCCGAGCACTGATGCGAAGATGCCGAAGTGCCTCCCGAGTTTATCGCATTCATGAGGTGAACGAGGGTATCCCGACCTGAAGTGCCGATGAAAATGTGGTTCTCGGCTGAAAGTGTAGCGACAAAGGTATATCCATTCGTGCCGATCGTGACGGTATCGTTTGCCGTGAGATTTGCGGTCCCATTGGATACGATGGTTCCCGTAGCCTTCACGCCGTCTTCATTGCCGATTACCGTGCCGGCAGTCCCAAGCCAACCCGACATCTGATCATCGAGTTCGTCATAGGATACCGGGCCGGTAAGGGGGTAAGTCATTGACTTTAACTGACACCGTTTGATCGCCAAAATCTTTGGCGAAAGATTATAGGTTGCCTGACTTGCCACAAGGGTAAGACTACAGAGAGGTTTCTGTCCAAGAGTCCCTGCGGTGGCAGCCGTTCCTGAATCATTCGCCGTGGTTGAGTCAATCAATAAATGGGCGCGACGACACGCCTGAACTTCTCCGTAATTCAGATAACGGAGAAGTTCGGTGTCAGACCATAAATACGGGATAACTGCATCGTCCAGGATGCTTTCCCGCAAATGCGTGACAAGCTCCTGGCCAGTCATAAGTTAGTCCTCCATCTCGGGAGAACTGCCTTCCTTGCTGGCCTTCTGAGCCTCAATCGCCTCCGGAGAGGGAAGATTTACCCCTTCCTTTATCAGGGTATACGTGAACCGGGGGATGTCCCGGCTGTATGTCTCGCCGTTATCCCCTTGAATCGTTTCCGTCTCGACACGGGTATCAAGCATCAGTCTTACTGGTCGGGGGATATCGATTTCGACTCCCGGTTTGGCAAGGAAACTATACCCATTAAGGGAGATAAACTGCCCTTCTTTGGGTATTTTACTCGACTGGTGGATGATGATTCGATCACGTATATGCCCCTGCGGGTTAAGGAAAAACCTTTCCGGATGACGCTCTTCTTCTGTCTTACTTTTACTCTGTGCCATATATCCCTCCGAATCTTTGGCGGTTAAGGGGTGAGAGATTTCTCCCCCACCCCGACGTTAGATGTTACACCCCATCCTCAAACAGAGGCATGTGGGCAAGATCAACAAACGTTGCCGTCCCGGCAGACCCTGCCGTAACCTGACCGGCGACGATATTGGCATCGCGGTTCCATCCGCAAGTGCTTGAAGCCGCATACTGCATGTAGCCAAGAGCGACATGACCATTCGGACAATCCGGCAGATAGGCTCCGGTAGCCGAGGTGGATTCATTGCCAGCCGTGACAGTTCCTGCCGTGCTGTTGATTGGACCAGAGATGAGATACTTCACGTAAGTACCCGTACCCTGAGTTCCGGAAGGCAGTTTGTAGTTTCCGGCAGACCCGCGAGTTCCGAGCCGGCCATTGATAATAACGCTGATTGCACCTGTGCAACCAAGACCATCAGTTGCGCTATCCCCACCAGTTCCGCAACCAGCAAGTTTAACCAGATTTGTAGTTCCATCGGTGCCGAAAACCACCCGGTTCAGCACACCCTGCAATGCTCTGCGAATCGATTCCACGGGGAAAGCGTCATACACCTTCCGGGGAGACTGCGCGACCAACGCTGAAGGGTCGTCAAATTTCTTGTAAGCCATGTTAATTCCTCCTTGTAAAGTTGCGTTGTCCCAGACTTCTAAGAATCACTGGCAGCTCGGCTGGGATGAGCAGGCTGCTTGTATTACTCCCCGACCAACTTTATCGGGAAATAGATTTCCAAAAAACAAAAAGCCACACAGATTTCTCTGAATGGCTTTTATCCTCGTGTGAAAATTGAGGGGTAAGCGGTTATTCGGTTGTTAAAGAACGATTAAAATCTCCATTTTCCCAATGTACGATCATGTGGCAATGCGCACATAAGGTTGTAAGATTTTCATCCCCCTCCATCCCACCATTTCGTTTAAGTTCTTTATGGTGGACATGAAGATATGCTCCCTGAAAACCACATTGTTGGCAGGTCGCGTGGTCCCTTGCAAGAATCCTTTTACGAACTTGAAGCCACGATCCAGACCCATAAAACTTAGGTGGAGAAGTAACATCAAGTTTTTGGGAATCAATCTTGCATTGACGAGAACAAAACTTTCCTTCTCCCAATGTTTTTCGATACGGTCTAACCCAAAATTCTTTTCCACACTCCTGACATTGTTCCAAGGTTTTCGTTCTGGTAGGCCATGCCTCAGTTTTTGACCTTGCGACACGACATACCCACGAACAACATTTAAAAGAAGATGATGGGTTGACAACAAAAACCACTCCGCAATATTCACAAACCCGGTTTTCTTCCTTAACATACTCGCGATTCGCGCACTCATAGGAACAATATTTACGCCTCTTGGCGTGGCATGGGTGATCATAGAATGTTTTTCCACACCGTTGACATTTACACTCAACTTTCTCTCCCGTTGTCGTGTCGTGCCTATGAACATCTGCGCACTCCTTGGAACAATACTTTGCCGTCTTACATCTTACCTGTGGAACCTTAAAATCTTTTCCGCACTCCAAACAATTCAAAACCAAACCCTTAAATTTTGCCATCCTATGCTCCTTTCGTAACCACTCATTAAAACGATCAGAACATATAAATAGTTTAATGTCAAGAGTTTATTTTATTCGGTTGCGCACGCCTCCAAAACCGCCATCCAGGCGTCATTTAAAATTACCGTAGTTTGCATCGTTTTCCAGCTCACGGAACCTCTCTGGCCAAGCGGATCGCTCTTGCTGGGCACCGGGTTGATGACGATCGGGGTAATGGCGTACTTACCCTTCAGGGCGATCATCCCGTAGGCATCCTTCCCGAAGTACATGACGGGATAGACATCTGCCAAAGAAGTGGTCTCCAGCATCGTTGAGGCAGCCGCACCACCTCCTGCATAAGGCGTGAAGATAGTGGATTTGATGTACCGGCAGTCCTCGCAGGCGCCTACTTCAGTCTCCCATGCAGAGATCTTCCCATAATCCGCAACCGAGGTGAACCCGGTAAGCGCACGGATATCGCTGGTAAGATCGACATGGGTGATTCCGACGTAAGCCGGCAGAATCGATTCCGTATTGAACGACGGGGTGGACTTCACGATAGAAGTGATGAACTGAGCCTCCTGCCGTTCAAGGGCGCGAACTACACGTCTCTGGTCGGCACGAACGAGAGCGGTGATGACACTGGTTCTGGCCGTCACATTGTTGGCATAGAACACGTTCGTACACGCCTTCAGGATGTTGTAGCGAAGCGTCTCGACCGTCTTTGCCGCCTGCTCGCCAGATACTGCAATAGCCTCCTGCAGGACAGGGTCTTCATGCGTATCCATAATGATATCGGTGATTTCGACTAATCCACCGTACTGGTTTAGTGTTGCGGTGATGTCCGTTGCCGTCATCTTCTCAGAGGTCGGGGTCACGCCTTCCGTAAGGGCCGTGGTCCGCAAACTGAGCGAATTGTAGCGCCGGAACTTGATTGACTGCGTTTTGTTGCCGGGGAGAGACTTAGCCTGCATTATGTTACAAGGTTTCCCTTGGTTTGTTATTTCTAACAAACTCCCGCCATTGCTGGCTGGTTCCGACTATCTCTTGGCTCGCTGTATTGATTGCGAGTCGTCCCTATTGTTGAACGATGTTCATTATAGCAGTTGCGACAAAAACGACCACGGGAATCATCATTGCGAAGCGTAAATGCCTTGATGATATCAGTCCCGCATATCTCGCATTGCTTTTCTATCGGATCACCAAATAACTTTACAACCTTTCCATCATCCTGAATCTTATAGGCCATTGTTGGATGTATATGTTCCCGAATAATCTCAAAGAACTTTTCCCTGTCTTTCCGTCGCAAACGAAGCATAAGATATTTTGCGTTCAGATGATTGGCCCTGAATTCAAGATGAAACTTATCGGCAAGAGTCTTGGTCATAATCAGATGCTCTGCCACATTAAAGTTATTGGTTTCCAACATAGGAGTCAAATAATTCTCGTGGTTTTTGAGGTGTCCATCATCCTGATACCAAATTGCAAGACCCAAGGGGGTAAGATGTTCCATGAGAAACGAATCAATCGTCTTACGCCCATTGTGATAGAACCTTTGCCGAAGATGAGTATAGGTAGGATGGGTTTTTGAAAGCACCCTTACCTTGGGATATTCCTTTCCTTTGCAATGGCTGAAACCATCGGTAATTTTCACGCTTGTCAAGTTCTCAAGCAACCCTGCCTTCCAAACAGCATACTCCCGCTGTTTGGCACAATGGGCAAAGTCCATGTGAGCATTTATCGATCTTCCATCCATTGGTAAACTCCCATCACCTAAAACCATTCCAATTACCGCTCCTCTAATTTCTTCATCGTTCATAGTCTGTACACCGTCCATTACGGATTGGCTCGGGATTGTCCCATTAGGATGTCCCCCGACTTTAAGGACTTTTAATTCGGCCAAACTATCGTCCACCGAATTTCTCCAGGCACAGGTAAGGCATCGCTCTTTTGAGCAATTCTACCGAGGCATAAGCCGCAGTTCTCGGAGAAATATCTCCATAAAGTGTCATTGCCATTGGGTTTTCCTCCTACTTATTCAAAGCCTCATCAAAAGCCCCTTCAAAATCATCTTTGATCGCAGACTGGGTACTGATGGCTCCTCGACGTGTATCTACTGCGGCGAGTGCCTGTCGCTTCTCGGTCTTTTTCTTGCTGATCGGGATAACGTTTTCGGGCGGAGGCGGGGGTTCAATATTGTTTTCGCGTTTGAAGTCTGCGATCAGATCGATCGCGTCTTCTGCGCTACCTTTTTCGTAAGTCTGTTTCAGGGCGAGTTGAAGGTATTTCGGTTTTGACTCGATCCATTTTACGATGGATCCGTCCTCGACATACTTTTCATAATCGCCATGAGTTTCGCGGATCGCGTCAAAGTGGGCTTCCTCATCGGATTCTGCGGCTTTCTTCAGGACGGGTTCCAGCCAAGCCGATACTCTCGTATCAATCGCGGCGAGTTTATCGTCGATTTCTTTCCGCAGTTTCTTGAGTTCTGCTTCGCGTTTGATCCCTTCCATCTTGGAAACAACGTCGAAATCCTGCTCGTATTCCTTCAGGGCTTCCTTCTGCTCGACAGTAAGGGAGTCAAGTAGGGCGGCAGCATCCGCGACGATTTCCGCTGGAGTTGGCTCTGCGGGTTTGGCAGGAGGCTCAGGAGGTTTCCTGGCCTTTTCAAGATCTGCAAGCAGGGTAGTTTTCTCTGTTTCCCAAGTTTCCTTGTCGTGCCTGTGGATGCCTTGGAGAGTCTTCCACCGTTGCTCGAATGTCTCGTCTGATTCGCCCAGCTGCTGGAGAGTTGGATCGGGAGGTACCGGCGGTTCTTCGACCGGTTTCTCCGGGGGTACTTCTTCTTTCTCGGGCGGCAGGGGAATCACCTCCGGCCCGGCAGGCACGTTCTTGGGATCGTCGGCTGGACTTAACTCAGCCTGATCACCTTTCGCTTC